CGCAGACAATGGCAGGGGCAATGTGCAAGTGATGAGCAGTGGCACGTTTTCTGGCGGCACTATTATTGGCGCTGGCTTAATAGCATCTCGTTCTTCCGTTGAATTGAACCCTGAAAGTGGCCTGGCTTTATCGCTAGGGCAAAGTATTGCTAGCACAAGCGACATCATCATCTTGACACTTCAATGCAGCTCTTCTGAGGATGCCACTGGCTTAATTGGCTGGCGGGAAGTGGTGTAAGCTAAGGCAACATTCCCTGGGACCATGGAAGACGATAACCAAAAGCAATCATACAAGGACTGGATAAATTCTCCTGACCTACAGGCACTTCGGGAAGCATGGTGCGAAGCTGAAAAGCGTCAAAAAGCCGAAGACGATGCTTGGTGGGACAGCCTTGATTGCGATGGCAAAGGCCAGGCATTTAGGCAAATTGTAAAACTAATGTACAGGGCAGAAGTGATAGACAGGGGCTCATATCGTCATGCGCTTTATGAAGTGTTTGGTCTTGAATATGGCGACGGCTTAGCTTATTACATGCAGCTTCATAATCTTATTGGTCAGGGTCTTGCAGCGGAACAGGAAGCTTGCATGAAGGATAATAAGGATGAACGCAGTGACAATACATGCGACTAGCCATTGTCATCCCCAGGGAAAATATTGCTAAACCAAGAATGATTTCCATGGCGACAAACTATCTCCTTTTATTTTAGACCGTCCAGGGTCCAGGTAATACGTAGCTCGCCACCAAGAGCTTTAACGTCGTCGCTGGCGCTCTCAGGAGCCTCGTGGACGATCATCACAGAGGGGACGATGGCATTGGGCAGAGCGGTGACTGTGGCGGCTGGAAACAGCTCCTGGGCTTTACTGGCGAGCTTATCGGCAATGATCTCACGCTCTTCCCTTTCCCATTGCTTCACCAAGGTAGAAGCTTGCTCGTCTACTTTCTTAATAGTTTGTTCTGTTTTCCAAGCGGTCCAATCTGGCTTGCACCAATTAATCAGCATGATGAACCATGGTTGCAAGCGCAATGAAGGCCGCTTGTCAGCAACCCACATGGCTAGCTCATAACAAAGTGCATTAAATATCGCTTGGTTGGTCATTTGCGCACAAGGATGGCCCATCCGCCAGTGCCATTGACTCTCCATCGAGGAAGCCAATTAGCTTTGCCATAAGACACATTACTGCCACCATTGGCGCTTGAATAACCACCATTAATTATATTTGCGCGTCCGTAGGGATCATTGTGAATGTATGCTTGACTGTTAAAGCCAACTACTACGCTCCAATGCCCTCCTCCAGAAGGGGCACTGGAGCTTGAATGATGCAACCAGCCCACGGGGACTGGCCTACCTTCCTTGATTTCATTCTGCAGTAGCGTTTCCGTGCCGTCAGTAATGAACGAAGCCTTTAAGCCAAGTGACTGCAAAGCTTTCACTTGTGCGTCGGCATTAGTAGTGTCACCAAATCGTGCGCGGATGACATTGTATTCATCATCGCCTTTGACTTTGCCATAGTAAGCTGCGACCATTGCGCAAGAACTGCTAAAGCATTCCCTACCGCCCTGCCCTGAGGCATTATCTCGCTGGCTGAAGTAAGGCACAATCAATGGGTTGGAAGGCTTCAATGCAGGGGCAGCTCTATAAAGCTCTGCAAATTCCTCTAGTTCAGTTTCCGTTAGCTGTTCTTGTAGCCAATTCCAAGCAGCGAGTTGATGGCTTTCTTCTGTGTAATACTTTGCAGCACTAGACAGACGAATGGTAGAAGTGCTCATCAGCCTTTCACGCGAAAGATTGCCTTAAGACCAGTCAGAATAAGCTGCACAATGTTGTTGCTCTTATAAGGAGTGTGCTGAATCACTTGATCAAGGGCTGCAATGGCAATACCGCCAATCACAAACCATTCAATGCCAGTCATAATAGAAAAGCGTTTTATAAAGCCTAGCGTCTGATCTCCAAAGAGCGCACTCGTTCTTCTAGTCCTTTAAGATTTTCCGTAAGTGTCTCAAGCTTTTCTGTAATATTTTCTACTTGTGCAGTAATCTTTACTTGCTGATGGCCAATGCTCATCATCATGGCGCCAGTGGCCAGGAGCATACCAGCAGTAATTGAAACAGCCAGGTCGGCCAGCTTTTCCTGCCAACTTTTCACGCTCGTAAAGTCTTTCTTTTGTTCATTCTAAGCTATTCTCCGTGCCGTGTTTTTGGCTTTAAGCTAAGGAGAAGCCAAGTAAAAATCATCATGAGGATGAGCAATGGACCTGAAGAACTTCTCCATTCGCTTTCTGAATTACGGCCTGGTGATGCAAAACGTCGTTATCGCAAAAGTATTTTTGAAGACTATTCCATAAGGGGACCATTTGGTCATTGCGCTTGTGCTTATTGTGGCAAGTGGACCGAAAAGCTTACGATTGATCACATTGTGCCGAAGAGCAAAGGCGGCCCGCACTTCTCCCGATGGAACAATATTCCTTCTTGTCTCAGTTGCAACGCAGGGAAGGGAAGCCTGCCAGTTTTTGAATGGTGGCGGCCTCAGCGATTCTGGACAGAACACCGTGAGCAGGCTTTGCTCAACTGGGTGCATTTCCATAGCTTTGTAAGTGCCCACACTGATTTGTCTGACTGGGAGGCATGGTGCGAAGCTACCCAGCGTATTTTGCCATTGCATGAAAAAGGAGCCGTTTACGGCCCCTTCCCATTGAACAATTTATGCGCTGCTTAATCGTCGCAGATGGGAGTAAACATGCCTTCTGAAGGCCCTTGACGCACGCCTGGCAATGGACAGAAGCCATCAGGGCAGCCACTTGGTAGCTGATAATCGTCAGGATCGTAATTGACAGACAAAGCTTCACTTATAGTTTGCGTGATTTTATTCTCAAAGGCGACTTCGTTTTCTCTAGTTGCAATTAAACGAAGCAAATACCACTCAGCTTTCTTTAAGTCTTCAATGCCATTTTTGTTCTCGTAGCGATACAAATACTTAATGCAATTACCCTTGAGAAAACCTTTGAAGGCTTCGGCAGTCATTGATGCTTCAATGGCTTCAATGCATTCCACTCCTCCTTTTTGATAGTGGGCGGGATTAATGGCGTTCATGGTCAGAATTGGTAGTTGTTTTCAGCGAAGGCATCAAAGGCTTCTGGCGCCACTGGCCTTCCTAGTTCAAGCAACGCCTTAGCGTAAGCCACGATTTCTCCTTGGGCACCTTTGCCAATGCGCAGTGAGATGAAATGGAACAGAGCCTGCAGGGAACAGGTCCAGACGAAACTGGTATAGAGCGCAGAAGGCAGGATAGCTCTGGCTTGCTCTTTGCTTACGCCTGTTAACAGAAGCCCCTCATAGGCCCTCTGGCAAGTGTGTAAGGCGTGGACGTACTGAATAAGGGCCAAGCTTTGCTTGTCTGCAGCAAGAGTCCCTGCAGACGCCTGGCGGTTGTCTTCGCTCTGTTGCAAGAACTCCGTTGGAATGTAAAACTCAGCTTCATCAGCAGCGCAATAACGAAAGCTTTTTTCGTTCCAGCCAAGTTGATCATCAACAAACGTAGAAGCAACCGTATGCTTCCACCATTGTCTCGCGATGAACAACGGAGCCTTTACTGACCACTTAAATACCACGCCCCTAAAAGGAGAAGTGTGATGATGCTTTGCAAGGTAGCGAAGAAGCTTACCGTCGCGCTCTGTCCATTCTGCGCTTTCTGCAGCAAAAGACTGGCGAGCATCATTGACAACAGAAAGGCTATTCCCCATGGAATCAAGGAGGCAAAGAGAACTTTTGCCATCGCCTAGAGGATCAAGCCGCATTTTCCTCTTTCTTTTGAGCATTTTCAATCATCTCTGAATGTAACTTAGAGCGCGTGTTCATCATTGTGCCTGCCATTGCATAAGACATGCCCGCCATTTGATTGCACCATTGAATTGTTTCCTCTGGGCTTTCTAGTTTTTCTGGTGCATAAATATGGATGAGCTGTGCCATGGCATTTATGGCAAAGTCGTCCATAAGATCAGCTAAAGGAGCGGCGGAGGTGGAAGTCATTTCTTAGAAGAATTAAGATTGGCAAAGATGAAGCGGATGGTTAATACCACCAAGAGCCATTGCCAAAAAGTAAGAGCAATGGCAGGGGCAAACAGCGCTACTACTAAGCTCAAAAGCCAAGCACGAGCACAAGCCAAGCCAAACTCAATAGTGACAAGACCAGCGACAGCTCCAGCCGCTGCAGCGAAATCTTCAATTTGAGGGCTGGTCATTTAGAAAGGCAGGCGATGGGGCGGATGCGTTGAATTGCCACTGTACCAGAGATGAAAGGATGGTTTTGCTCCCACTGGACCATTGCAGCTTTTCTTCCATTGCTCCCCTTTGTGAAGCCTTGGAAGACGCCATAGGTGGACGTTGGCACCACGCCAGCCCCTGTGAGGGTGACCAATACCACGCGCTCCCCTGGTGTCCAGTCATGGTCCGTTGGTGACCGTCTCAGTGTATATCGTCGGGAAACCGAAAGCAAGACTTCGGCACTTTCACCATCAACCACCTTCCTGGCAAACTGCTTGCGACCATCGTTCGCCTGTAGCCTAGTAACAAAAGAATGCTTGTTAACCATGGCTCAATATTCCATACCAGTGCAGTTTGATTACAATGGACGAAAGCATGTGCGCATGATGGGGCCGTTTGATCGTTCAACGGAGCGTGAATTTGCGCTGACGGTTAACCGTAGAGCCATTGATGATTGCTCAAACTTGGAACAGTTGAAGCCCATAGCCAAAAACCTTTTGGAAGGATGGTCTTCCCTTCAAACAGCTTTTCAAAGTCTCATGCTGGAAAACATTCAACTGCGTCAAGCCATGTCAATGCGTGATGATTCGCTGAGGGCTGCTGATGAAATGCTTAACGAAGCAGTGGTGGAGATGCAACGATATGAGCAGAAATTAAAGCGTGCCAATAAGCGTCCTTGGCCATTTGGCTAGTCAAGAGGAAGATGGTCCACCCGCTCGTATACGCAAGATTGTATTTTCGACAATCGCGCTCATAGCCGCTACCAGTGACGTGGCGACCACGATTGTAAACGCCACCTTGGATTTCGATGCCAGTGCGACTGTTGGGATGAGCAAAGTCAAGACGATACCTTTTTGAGCGTTTACTTTTTGCATAGCGCTCTTGGTAATCAGCTTCCCACGCTGCAATATCAGAAAATTCTCTTTCAAAAATTAACTGAGGACAATGGGCTTGCCACAAGCTAAGAAACTGATCCTCAAGAGCGCTCAAAGCTTAGACAGCAGCTAGTTGTACCCTAGCGCCTTGGTTTTGATAGGCGCCTGAATACGCTTCTCCTACTTCCTCAATGCCGAAGAGCACTAGCTGTGCAATGCCTTCATTGGCATAGAGGCGAATGGGGAAGTCTGTAGGATTGATCAGGC